GGCGTCAGCGGCTCAAAGTAGCCATCACTGTCGCCGCTCGTCTGGGGCGAGCGCGTGAGCGTCACGAGCCGGTTGTGCTGATTCACCGTCATGGGATCGGCCAGACATCCGGCCAGGTGACGACGTCATCCCAGCAGGCCGCCGCTGCCTGGCGCGCGGTCTCGCCCGTGAGCGTCGACCCATCCCGGTCGCGATCGAGGTAGGTCACATACAGGCGGATCCCTTGCTTGATGCGCTCGGGAACGTCCTCGACCGTCTCCCACCCGACGACATAGCGGATGATGACGCGGCCGGCCAGCCGATCGGCCTGGAGCGGCGGCCAGGCGTAGCCCGCGGCGCGCACCACCCGGCCCGGCCGGCTGATGGTTTCCACCGCATAGAAGGCCGGCGCCAAGGTCTGCAGCGTGCCGTCGGCGTCGTAGTAGGTGATCGCGGTCACCGACTGCAGCGGATGGGCGCGGGGGAGCCACATCTCCTCGTACCACTGGTCGAGGACGAGCTCCCACGTCTGCGTCAGGAGCCCGCGGTTCATGGTCTTCTCGGCGGTTTCGCGGGCCGCCTGGATGTAGGCCGTGAGCAGCGGGTCGGCATCGTCGTGCGTGATGCGCGCCTGCGCCTTGACGTCGGCCAGGGTGATCGGCTCGAGCGCGGGCGGAACGACCCGCGCCCACTCCGCCCGCTTCGGGGTCGGTAGCGTGATCATCGGGAACCTCGCCGCCGCGGGGGCGGCACAATCGCGGAGGCGGCCGGCTCGCCGAGCGTGGCCGCCTCCGCGGCGTCCTCCAGTGCGATGGCGACGCCTTCTTTCAACCAGCGCAACATCTCCGGCGTCAGGCGGGACGAGACCTCGATGATCTGCCCCGCCTGAAACGGAAACTCAGGCCGGTCGGACGCCGTCGTCTGCAAGAACCGGAGACGCATACCCTACGCCTGCGTGAGGTACTTCACCGGGTGCGTGCCCGCGTCGAGGAGGTCGCCGTCCGAGCGCGCGAACGCCAGGAAGCCGACCTGGTGGAAGTCCGCGTACCGCTCGTCGAGGCGGATCAGCGTCACTTCGCGGCAGTCGCGGATGATGTACTTGCTCAGGTCGCCGAACAGCACCGACTTCGTCGTGGTCGCCAGCGGCGCCAGCGACTGGTTGATGGTGTAGGGATACTCGAGGATGGTGTTCGGCAGGGAATTGACGCCGGGCACCCAGAGCGGCGCGCCCATCGTGTCGCCGCTGAACTGCAGCACCTTCGTCTTCTTGATCATCGCCAGGGCGGTGTCGTGCAAGAGGAACCGGCCGTTCTCGCGATAGGCCGGGTCGATCGAGTGGATCAGGTCGATGAGGTTGTCGTAGCTGATGGTCGTCTGCCCCGCCGCGGTCACGCCCGAGGCCGTCGCCGCCGCCACGATCCCCTTCGGCTCGCCCGTGCCGGTGCCCACCGTGAAGTGGTCGTTCTGAATCCGGCCGATGCGCTCGCCGAGCGCGGTGCCGATGAAGTCCATCGCGTTGATGCTGGTGTCCTGCAGAAACTCCACCGAGCACAGCACCGACTTCGAGCTGTACTTGTACGCCTGGAGGACGAGCTGCCCGAACGTCAGGTCGAGCTCGGTCACCACGGTGTTCTCGGCGAGGATGGCGCCCTTGTTCGCGGTGTCGTTGTTGGTCGGGATGGGGAGGTCCGCGCCGGTCGACGTCCGGAGGATCGTGGAGACCGCGCGCATCCCGCCGAACGAGAGCAGCGCCTTCTCGAGCGCGCCCATCGGCGCATCCGGCACCGTGAAGCCGCCGATCGTCGTGCCGCCGACGCCCATCGCCGCGCGCGTCTGCCAGGCGTCCATGTCGGCCGCCGAGGTGGACCGCGGCGGCTTCGCCCCGAACAGCCGGATCGTCAGGGACTTCTGGGAGAGACTGAAGCCCATCCGCTTGGCGGCCAGGTGATTCGCGTCCGTGAGCGTGTGCGCCGCTTCGCTGCCGGCGAGCAGCCAGCTGCGGAGCGCGAGGTCGGCATCCTCGAGCGTCGCTTTGCCGGCGAGCTCCTCACGCCGGGCCGGGAGTTCGTTGTCCCCCGTCTTGCGCTTGGACTCGCCCAGGCTGGCCTTGACGGCGTCCTGTTTCTCCAGGCGCTCCACCTGCTTGGACGCCTTCTCGATGTCGACGTGGATCGCATCGAACTTCTTGTCCTCGTCGGGCGTGAGCTCCTTGCGCTTCTCGTCGGCGGCTTTCTTGAGAATCTGATCCGCCTCGTCGGCCAGGCGGCCGATGTCGTCGCGAAGGTCTTTGATGGTCATGGTCCGTTCCTCGTGGTCGTGCGGAGGAACGGTGGCGACACATGGCACCAGGCGCATTCCACGCACGAACGCAAACCGGGGTTTGTGTTCGTCCTTGCTGTGGAAGCGCCCGATCGTCGCCGGGTCGGCTTCAGCTTTAGCGCCTCACGACAGGCCGATCATCGTCGGCCCGGCAACGCGAGGCTCACTGTGTGCTACGTGGAACATTCTCCTGAGAGTGACCTAGCCTGTCAATCCTTTATCGCAGCCGGAGTATCTGGAGTTCTCTCGTGCGCCAGGCCACGGACTTCCGCGGCTGGGTCGCGCGAAACTCCTCGAGCGACCGTTTCGCCACACTCACATCGGTCTGCTGATACGCCGGGAAGCTCACGACCGACACCTCGGAGACGCGCATATCGAGCACGGTCCGGGTGAAGGGCTCCTCGTGCGTCCACTGGTCCTCGAGCACCCGGAAGGCAAAGCTCATCCCACTGATGTCGCCGCGGCCGACGGACCGCAGGATGTCCTGGGCATAGCTGATGGCGGGGTCGGGCTCGATGGTGACCTTCAGCCCCCGCGCGTCCTGCTTCATCTCGAGCGTGCCGGCGGTCAGGCGGCCGAGCACCTTCCCGGGGTCGTGGTCCACCAGCGCCCGCACGTCGATCGCCTCCGTGAACGTGCGCTGCAGCGCCTCCGGCGCGATGATCTCCACGAACCCGCCGAGGTCGACGCTGCGGACATTCGTGACGATGGCGTAGCCGCGCAGGCGCCGGCTGTCGACGGCGTCCACCCGGCATTCCACAAACGATCGCTGTTCCATCATGAGGTAGCCTCGCGCATCCAGCGGTCCACGGTGGCGTCCGCCCGTTCGAGTTCCCAGCGGCGGAGCACGCGCTCGAGCGGCTCGCCGAGGCCGTCCGCGGTGCCCTCCTCGAGCACCGCCCGCAGCTGCCGCTCCGACTCCCGGATATGCGCCGCGACCAGACGATCGACCAGCGCCTCGAGCGGCTCCGGCCGGCCCTCCACCGCGACCCACGCCTTCAGCGCCGGCCGCAGCGCGCTCCGACAGACGTCCGCGTGCAGCGCGTAGAACGTCTCGAGCCACTTCGCGAACTTCTGCGGGGTGCCCTGCGCCTTGCGCGCCCGGTCGACTTCCCGCTGGACGACGTGGTGGACGCTGGTCACGAGCACCGCGCGCACCGCGGCGATCGACGCCTCGAGCCGGCCGGTGAGGGCCGTCTTCGCCACGGCCAGTGTCTCCGCGAGCTCGAGCGTCTTGCGCCCTTCCACCTCGGCGAGCTCCGCGCGCGTCAGCGCGGCCCGGAGCTCCTCCTCGAGTGCGCGCAGCTTCTCCGGCGGCGGCGGTGCCGCGGGGGCCGGGGGCACCTCGTTCTTCTTGATGAGGGAATCGATGTACTCGTCGACCCGGTCCAGCGGAATCATCGACAGCTGGACGAAGGCCCGATCGCCGCCCGGGAGGGGGTCGGCATTCTCGGCGCTCCGGATCTCGTTCGGGGTCATCGACGCCACGGAGAAGCGCTTGGAGTACATCTCGCCGCGGCCGGCGGCGTCGGCGCGGAGGAGCCCATCCGCGATGTGCTCCACGAACTGGATGCGCTGCTCACTCGCCGCGATGAGTTTCCGCCCGAGCTCCTGCTCCCAGAGCTCTAGCCAGGGGCGCAGGCAGGACGTGTAGTAGTCGATGTTCTGCTGCTCGACGTTGCTGAAGGTGGCGTCCGCGAGATCCGCGAGCTTATGCGGCGGCACCTTGAACCAGCGCGCGACCTCGCGGATCTGAAAGGTGCGCAATTCCTGGAACTGGGCATCATGTGGGGTCGTGGACGTCGCCTCGAACTTCGCGCCGCCGTAGAGCGCGAGAAACTTCCGCGCATTCTCGACGCCCGCGTGGCGCCGCTCGAGCACTTCGCGATTGTTCTTTTTGACCTCGTCGGCCGGGTTCCCCTCGTACGTGATCACGCCCCCGAAGGACAGCCCATTACTGAAGGCGTAGCTCCCGTAGCGCTCCGCGGCCAGCGACAGGCCGAGGCTCTCGCGCATCTGCTCCACGACGCGATAGCCCACGGAACCCTCATAGCTCAGGCCCGGCAGGACCAGCATGTCGGCGGCGTCAATCACCGTCGCTTGGCCGCTGCCATTGCTCACGCGGTACTGGAGGAGCGCGCGGTTCGAGGCCCGGAAGGGGGTCACCCGATCGGGGGTCAGCGGCCAGATCGCCGTGGGCCGGTTCGCGCCGTCGCGCTTC